ATTACGAAACCCTCGCCTGTTCGATCTCGTCAGGGGTGATCGTGCCTTCGCGCCCCATAACTGCCGGGGAAGCAGTCGAGCCGGTTCCGGTGGCGAGGATCTTCTCGATCAGCAGCGCATTGCGGCGATACAAAGCGTCCAACGCATCACGGGTGGCCTGCCCCTGCCCGCCGAGCGCCCCAGAAAAGGTGTCTGCCATGAAGGCGCGGATGTCGGCCCGCCCGGGGTCGAACTCGCTCGGGTTCATGCCGAGGAAGTTGTTCAGCCGTTCCAAGTTTGCCGTCGTCATCGCTGCCACCGCGACGTAATTGACGGTCTTGCCAATCGAGCCGGTTTGTACAAGCGTCTTCCAGACGACGAACGCCGGACTTGCAGGCGCGTTCATGGACTCGGCAATGACAGAATTCCCGACATTCGTGTTCGGCTGCGCATTGAGCGCCGAATCGGCCAGGATCGCGGCCTTGAGCGTGGCGAGTTGGGTTGGGGTGAGTGTCATGCGCGGCTCCTCACGGCATTGCCGTGTACGTGAGTGACGAGCACGACACCGTATCTCCGGCGCCGATGGTCAAGCCGCCTGTCAGGTTGATGTCGCTAGCACTCGCAGCAACAGCGCAGTGAACTACTACAGTCCCCGCGCCAGTCTCAAGCGTCGCAGTAGCAACGGGACTCGCGTTACCAGTGGCGTTTGTGTCGCTGGTGATTGCAGAGAACGTGAGCACGCCAGCTGCGGCGCCTGCGCCTGCGGGGTTTGACAGCGACAGCGTTGCCGCGGCCGTTCCAGGAGCAGCCGCCGTCCCCGTGAGTCGAAACTTGAGCTTCCCGGCCGTGGACAACGTGGACGTGACGAGGTCGGCGACCGTGGTGCGGAACGCTGACGGATGGGTGACTGCCATTTACTGCTCCTTGACCGGCGAGCCGGTGAGTTCGTAGGTTTCGGTCAGGCCGGTGGCCTTGCGGGTGATGTGGATCGTCGCCCTCAGTACGGCGGGCTGCGACGCGATGGACGAGAGCTTGTCTTGAAGTGAGACACGGGAGGCCTCACCGCCCATCGTTGTTGGCTGCGATGAAAGTTCGTGCTGTTCCATGTTCTCTCCTCAAAGCGGCGTTGCCGTGATCGAGTCAGTTCTGCCACTTGAATCACGGCTCACATCGAACCTGTAGTCGCTGGTGATGATTGACTCTGTCCATCCGTCTGCATCCCTGACGAGGGTGAAGACCCGCAGCTTCGGCGCGCGGGCGTCTTTGCCTGGCGCGCCGGGCATACCTTGCGGGCCCTGCGGACCCGGTGGGCCCTGCGGACCCGGTGGGCCCTGTAGACCGTCGATCCCGCTGCGGCCTGCCTTGCCGTCGCGGCCTGGCTTTCCGTCGCGGCCCGGGTCTCCGTCGAGGCCCCTCGCTCCAGCTGGGCCTGGAAGCCCGTCGCGGCCGTCGCGCGCAAGCCTGAAGGCCGGCAACGTCCTGCCGAGGGCGGCGTTATGCACAGGCTGCCTCCGCCAGTCGCATCGACACCGAACGCATCACCATCAGGAGGTTCTGGGACTCTTCTGCATCTGACTTTTTTGGCTCGTCTGGGCCTGCGGCTGGTGGCGCGGCAGGAGACGATGTACCGAACGGGTCGTCACCCTGGTCGCGCTTGTCGAGCGCCGCGAGCGAGTAGTTCTGCTGCTGCAGGTACGGCGTGTCACCTCCGGCCACTGGCGCGAGGTTCAGGCGGCGGCGCGCTTCGTTCGGCTTGGTGATGCCGGCGGCGACCTGGTCTTTGAGCGCGGCCGTGAGGGTGGCGGTGTCCATGCGCAGCAGGTCGTCGATCTCGAACTCGGTGCCGAGCGTCTTGCCGGGCACGCCCACCAGGCCGAGGCCTTCGTCGAGGAAGGCTTCGACGGACTCGATCAGCGCCTGCAGGCACTGGCTGTAGTACTGCTGGTTCAGTGCCTCGATGTTGTTGTAGGCCGGCGGCGGCGCGGCGCCCACCATGTACGGCGGCACGTGGAAGACGCTGCACACCTGCTCGGCCGAGAGCTTGAGCTGCTCGACGAGCTGGGCGTCCACGGGGTCGACGCTCATGCCCTCGTACTTGAGGCCGTCGCCGAGGACGGCGACCTTGCCGATGCGGTCTCCGCTGAAGTTCTGCTCCCAGTGGTCTTTCAGGCGCTTGGCGGTGTCGTCGTCGATGTGCGTGGGCGCGGTAAGGATGCCGCTGGGGCGGCTCATGTTCTGGAAGAACTTGGCGCTGTTCTGCAGGATCTTCAGGCCCTGCGTGGCGGCCAGGCCGCAGGCGTAGATGGGCGAGACGCCGACCAGCGGGTGGAACAGGCACACCATGCGGTCATGGATGATCTCGCTCGCCGGCACGGCGGGCAGGCCCTGGGGCACTTGCGAGAGATCGTCTCCCTGCAGCTGGTAGTAGACCTCGCCGTTGGTTGCGACGAGCGGGGTGACGAGCTGGGGGTCGAGGATGTAGAGCGCGGTGACGACGCCGCGCATGTCGCGCTGCTTGAGGGCGTAGGCGTTGCCGCTGGAGAGCTTGGAGACGATCCACTGCTCGATGAACTTCTGCCGCGTCTGGTAACGGTTGGGCTTGCGCAGCACGGGGGAGAAGGCGGGGCTGTCGGTCTCGCTCCAGATGCCGGCGGCGGATTGCTCGACGAGCTTGAGGCGCAGCTTGCCGATGTCGCTGGCGATGAGCGTCATGCAGGCGAAGACGGTGCTCTGGGCCATCACCTGGTCTTGGCGGACTTCGATGTCGGCCTGCCAGGCGCCGCTGAATGACTCGCGGATGATGGGCCACCAGCCGCCGCGGCTATCCACGCCGGAGAGCGTGGGCGGTGAGGCCTTGGCGACGGTGAGCGCGCGCGCGGATGAGCGCGCCGGCACGAGCGCGCCGGCGATGCGCTTGGCGGCGCGGGCGAGGATGTTCACTGCTCGGCTTCCAGGTCGCGCCTGGCGTAGGTGTCTTCGAGCGGGCCGCCGATCGGGGTGCCAATGACCGGGCCCCATTGCGCGCCAGACGGCGGCTGGAAGTGGGGTTGCGGCGTGGCTGCTGGCGGCTGTGCAGCCTCGGCAGTAAGCACGCGGCGGGTGTAGGTGCGCTTGGTCTTTGCGGCCGGCTCTGGCGCGGCGGCAGATGGCTCGGCGGCGGCTGTCGGCAGGGGCGCTTCGACGGCGCGGCCGAGGGCGAGCAGGAGCTTCGCATCGCTGCGGCCAGTGGCCTCGAACGCATCGCCCACGGCATGGCGCTTGCCGGCGTACAGATGCGGCAGCGTGGAGATCATCGGAATCTTCATCGGTTCCCCTGTGAAAACCCCGGCCACGCGAGCGGCCGGGGTGGGTCTCACTGGTCAGCCAGGGATCAGCTGACGACGCCGCCGTACTCGGCGTCCTGGATGAACGCAACGGCGCTGGCGCGGCGCTTGGCGAAGTTGATCGAGCGCACGACCTTGAAGGCCGTTGATTCGCTCTGGAACATCGACACCATGTACGCAGTTCCCGCCACCGGCGTGTCGGTGGCGCCGCTCGGGGCGCTATCCTGCTCGATCATCGCTTCGCGCGACATGCTCACCTGGATGCCGGTGTCGCCGATGCGATAGATGTCGCTCGGCTTGATGGCGATGAGGTTGCCGGAGGTCACGTTCTCTCCCGTCACCACCGGATCACCCAGCAGGGTGCCACCGCCCGCGTTGAGCGTGGGGAACTCTGTCTGGCCGAGCGCGTTGACGAGCAGCGAGAGCGCCTTGGCGAGCGACGGGGTCATCACCAGGTGGATGCCGCTCGCGTTCTTGGCGGCCAGGAACGGCGTGTAGAGCGACATGATGTCGGCCCGCAGTGCCGCTGCATCGGTGCCGGAGCAGGCGATGCCGCTCAGCCCATTGAGCAGACCGGCCGGAGACACGCCCGCACTGGCGGCGGTGGCCGACAGGAAGGTGGTGTCCACCCGCTGCGAGCTGGCTTGCACCAGGGCGTCGCGCACGAGCATTTCACCGGACGGGTCGGAATCCCGCATCCACTCGTTGGACACCACGGCGAGCGCGGCCACCTTGAGCGGCGTGAGCGACACGTTCATGAAGTCTGCGGTGGTTGCCGGGATCGGCTTGCTCTCACCCACCCAGTAGCCGGTGCCCTGCCCGTCCTGGCCCTTGATCATGACGTGCGCGGGCACGTTGCGCAGCGGCAGACGGTCATAGACGGTCTGGCTGTACAGGTAGGTGAGGAAGTCACCCGTGTAGCGGGTGTCGGCGTTCACCAGCTCGGCACCCCACTCGCCCGAGCCGGAGCCACCACCGGCGACGCCGGCCTTGATGAGGCGCACGAGCGTCGGGTTGCTCTTGCCCCAGCGGTGCTGTGCGATGGCCACTGGCGAGTCGTTCAGCGCGTTGGCCATGGCCTTGGCGATGATGGAGCGCACGTAGTTCTGGCCGGGGAACTTCTCGTCGGCATCGCCGCTCTTCACGAAGAAGTCGGCGCTGCGGCTGCGCGAGGCGGCGGTGGCGCTGGTGCCGTCGACGGCCTTGGCGTTGCCGGAGTTGATGGCGTGCATCTTCGTCAGGCGGATGTCGTCGTCGAGCTCCTTGACTTCGTCCGACAGGGTGTCGAACTCGGTGGCCTCTTCGTCGGTGCTCTTGCGTTGCTCGGTCTCGCGCAGCTGCACGAGCTCGTTCATGCGGGCCGCTTTCTGTTCGCGGGCTTCGCGGAGTTCCTGGATCGTCTTCATTTCAGTGCCTTTCTGGCTTCGAGAAAAAGAAAACCCGCCGGCGGCGGGCTGCTGCTTGGTCCCCGAAGCGCCGGGGGGTGATGCGTCTCGCCGTGACGGCGGCAACTGCTGGCCAAGCGCGGCCCGTTGCCTTTCGTCTATCGACTTGATCGCGATGATGGTGGCTTCCTGGTTGGCAGGGATGGTGACGGCGGAGAGCTCGAGCCATTCCCACTTGAGGAACTTCATGCCGAAGGTGCCTTCGATGCGCGCGGACTCGAGCGCGTTGAAGCCGATGGACAGGCCGCGCACGAGCTTGGCCTGGAGCATCTGCCAGGCTTCGGTGAGGCGCTGCTTCAGCGGGCCGTCTTCGGCGATGGCGGCAACTTCGCCGTCGATCTCGATGCCCTTGTCGGTGACGCGCGCGGCCGTGACCCAGCCGATGGGCTGGCGGCTGTCGTGCTGCCAGAGCAGAGGGATCGGCAGCTTGAACTGCGCGCCCTTCGGGTCGACGACGTCACCCATGCGGTCGGTGCTGGGCGTGGAGGCGATGCCTTTGAAGCTGCGCTTGCCGCCGGCATCGGCGACGGACTTGATCTCGATGGTGGCGTAGGCGCGGTTCATGGGCGTTTCTTTCATGCGAAGAAGAGCTGGTACTTGGGCTCGACGGCCTGGTCGGCCATCGCCCGGCCTAGCGCCATGAGCAGGGCGACGGGGCCGTCGATCTTGTTTTCCTCGCGCGCCTTGGTGGGGTGCTTGAGGCCGTTGAACTTGCTGACGCTGACTTGCACGTTGCTGATCATCCAGCTGAAGACGGGGTTGCCGTCGAAGTGGAGCTTGTGCTCGAGCACGAGGTTTTCCACCTGGATGAGCGGCTGGGTGAAGAACATCGGCGCCTGGCGAATCTCCACCAGCGGCAGGCCTTCGCCGACGAGCTTGCTGGCGAAGTAGCGGCTGAGCGCGGGGTCGAACGGGATCTCCTGGACTTTGAAATCGGTGCAGTACTTTCTGAGGTCGTCTGCCACGACGTCGAAGTCGGTGATGTTGCCCTCGGTCATCTGCACGTGGCCGCTGCGTGCCCACCCCTGCAGGTGGGCGTTGCCAGACTGTTCGACGGCGTTCTCGTTGAGGTAGAGCCTGGGAAAGAAGTACCAGTGCCCGGCGCGCTGGAAGACGAGCACGAGGGCGGCGAAGTCGCGTTTCTCGGCCAGGTCCATCCCGATCCAGCAGGGTTCGCCGGCGAAGTCTTCCATCTTCAGCGCGGGGTCTGCACAGCGGGCCCAGCCGTGCATGTCCATCCAGGTGCTGTCGCTGCTGATCCAGATGTTGAGCCGCTTGGTGAGGAAGTTGCCCACGGCGCTGGGCTGGGCCAGCGCCTTGCGGCACGCGGCTTCCATGTCGTCGAGCTTGACGCTGACGTTGAGGTTCGGGTTGGCCTTGCGCCAGCAGGCGGTGTCGTGCCAGACGTCGCCTTCGTCGATGGTGTAGACGATGCCGAACCAGGTCTCGTCGGCGACCACGGATTCGAGCACCTTGACGGTGTAGTCCCTGAGTTCGTAGCAGATGCCGGAACGGTCGCTCCCGGCGGTGGTGATGGCGCTGATGAGGGCTTGCGAGCGGGCCCCGGTGGCGCTGTCGAGCACGTCCCACACGGCGCGGGTCTTGTGGGCGTGGAGTTCGTCGACGACGCAGCCGTGGATGTTGAGCCCGTCGAGGGTGGAGCCTTCGGCGTTGAGCGGCTTGAAGCTGCTGGCGGACTCTGGAAGCGTGATGTCGTGCTTGCCGACTTCCACGCCGAAGCGGGCCAGGAACTCTGGCACGCGCAGGGCCATCTGGCGGGCGACGTCGAACACTTCGCGCGCCTGGTCTCCGGTGGTGGCGGCGCTGTAGCAGTGGGCTCCGGGTTCGTCGTCCGCCGCCACCAGGTAGAGCTCGCGGGCAGCGGCGCGGGTGCTCTTGGCGTTCTTGCGGGCGATCTCTTCGTAGCTGCGGCGAAATCGGCGCAGGCCGGTGTCTCGGTGCTTCCAGCCGAAGAGCTGGAACTCGATGAAGATCTGCCAGTCTCCGAGCTCGATCTTGGCGTACTCGAGCTTGCCGTCTCGGTAGACGGGCTTGGCCCACTCGCCCTTGATGTGCGGCAGCAGCTCGACGAACTTGCAGGCCCGGGCGCCGGCGGTGCGGTCGAGTACGTAGGGGAAGGCGTCGGTGCCGGACTGGGCCAGGTCGCGCAGGAAACGCTCGCAGGCCAGGATCTCGTAGCGGCCGGCCACTTCCTGCCGCGCGACGATGCGCTCGGCGTAGGCGTGCAGGCGGTCGAAGTAGCTGGCCTGGGCCACGCGATCAGAAGTCTGAGAAGCCGCGGGGCTCGGCCGCGTGGTCTGTGGCGCCGGGGGCGGCGTCGTGGGGTTCAAAGAGTTTCAACTGTGCGCGGATGGCGGTTGTCACGCGAGCCTGCTCGCTCGGCGCCAGGCCGAACTTCGACAGGCAGCTGTGCATGTGGTTGCGCTCGGCCTTGAAGGTGCTGTAGATCGGGTGCTGGATTGGCATGCCGTT